TGCGGCTAGTGAAGCTACTCTCCAACGACTAGTCCAACTAATGGAAAAAGGCAGTACTGGCGGTGGGTCAGCTACTGAAAAAATGGCCAATGCTGTTAAGACCAAAGGTATTGGAATCGCACAAAAGGACAACAAAGCCACACAAGAAGGTACCGAAGCTACCCAAAAACAAACCAAAGCTACTACTAGTCTTACCCAAAGCACTAAAAACTTTGCTAAAACATTAGATAGGTGGAGTGGTGGATTATTAAGTGGTGTTGGAAACACTATATCAGCAGTTGGCGGGCTAGGAAAAGAATTAGTAGCCGGTGGCAACAGAATTAGTGATTTTGGACAGCATGTTACAGGACTAGTAAGTCAGTTTCCAATAGTTGGTGGTGTTTTAGGACAATTTGGACAAACTATGTTAAATGTCCTTGACAATCAAATTGACATGTACAGATCACTGTCAAATGGTGGTATTGATTTTGGAGACGATTTATTCTCTATGCAAAGACGTGCCGCTGAAGCAGGATTAAGTATGGCTACACTAGCTGGATCAATCCAAGAAAATTCATCAATGTTAGCACTAGCGTTTGGCGGTGCAACTACAGGTGCTGATAGATTTTCTAAAATTTCAAAATATGTACAGCAATCACAAACACAGTTTTCAGCATTGGGTATGACAATGGAAGATGTAACTGAATTTACAGCTGACTATATTGAATTACAAAAAGTTCAAGGCCGTTTAGGCACAATGACTGACAGACAGTTAGCTAAAGGCACACAGAATTATATTATGCAACTTGATCAACTTGCTAAAGTTACAGGTATGACAAGAAAGCAAGCCGCAGAAGAATTACAATCACAAGCAACTGATAAAAGATTACAGGCATTAATTTCAAATATGGATGAAGGAGTCAAAACGAATTTACAAAATTCTTTGGCAATGATGAAAAATATGAGTCCAGAAATGAAAGATGCAATGACTGAATTAGTTGCAACTAACGGTGTAGCTCTTACTCCATTTACAGAAGGGTTGTTGCGTACAAATCCACAGTTTGCTGAAATGGCTAGAGGATTACGATCTGGATCAATAACAGCCGATGAGTTTGCCGCACAAACAAACGAGCAAATAGCTCAAGCACAGGCGTTAGTTAAACAAGAAAAAGAAAATATAGGTACATATGCCGCAATGGGTGTAACTGCATATGACGCCGCACTTAGTTTAGCAAAAGCTGGTACAGTAGGTGGTAAACTAAGCGATGCACAGCAGAAACAACTAGATGCAACCACAGCTAAAAATAAAACACTAACAAACTTTGATAGTGCAATAGAGAAAGTACGTAGTAAAATTATGATTGCGTTACTTGATTCTGGAGTATTTACTAAAGTACAATCAGCAATGTCAAAACTAACAACGTGGTTTGAGAGTGACAAGGTACAAACATCAATTCAAGGATTTACAGATCGATTAGGAATACTAATTGACAACCTTGGAAATATGTTTCAAAATTTCAAAGATGATTGGGGCAAACTTAGCATTGGAGAACTAGTAACAAAATATTTAATTGATCCAATTAGATTCTTGTTTGGAGGTAAGCCTAAGACTAAAGCATCACCAGGCTCGCCAGGCGCCGAAGCAGGTGACGATGCAGGTGGCTCAGGTGGAACACTTATGGGATCAATGTTTGAATCATTAGGCCCAATAATTACAAAATTTGAAGAGTGGGGCAAAGCATTAATGTGGGGCGGCATTGGTGCCGCGGCTGTATTACTTGGCGTTGCGGCGGCTATTGGCGCACTAGCAGGTCCAATTAACCTAGCAGTACCAGGTGTACTTGCAATTGGTCTAGCGTTTGCTGGAATTGGAGTAGCTGGATACGGAATTGCCGCATTGATAGATTCAATTACTAGCGGAGTAGGCACACTTGCAGACGGCGTTAAAAAGTTTGAAGGCATGGATGCTAAGAAGTTACTTGATGTTGGTAAATCATTAGGGCCATTAACTGATAATATGATGGGACTTGCCAAAGGCGGACTTGTTGCATCGTTTATTAGTGACGGAGCATTAGAAGGATTATCAGATGGTGTTAAATCGTTTGAAGGAATTAATCCAAAAACTATGAGCGACCTAGGCCCAGCATTACAATCTTTACAAAAAGGTGTTAGTGCATTTACAGGTAACGGATTTTTAGACAGCGCCGGTAAATTCTTTAGTAGCTTTTTTGGTAATGATGGCAATTTAGATGTTATGGCTAAAAAACTTGAGGCTTTTGCTGATGTTGATGCCGCTGGACTTAAAAATATTGGAGATGGATTACAAGGTATTGCGGCATATGTTGAAGCTATGGACGATGCCAATTTAAAACAAGTTACCAAAAATATTAAAGAATTAATTAAACAAATAGCCGAATATAACGAAGAATACAAAAACATGGACGCAGAAACCAAAGCATCATTTACCAAAGTATTAAATGTATCAAATGAAAGCCAAGATAAAAGTGCTTCTATGCTAGTTTCGTTAAATAGTACTAACGCACTTATGTTAGAAGAACTTAAAAAACAAACTAGAGGTGGAAAACAGATGAATGATGCATTAGGAGGAGCGGCATAATATGAGCTGGAAACGCTATTTCACACCAGTACCAACGGGGTCTAATCGAGACGGCAGTTATAGTCCATTAGGCGGAAGTTCTAATCAAGGTATGGGTCCTGCTCAAGCAAATTATTCAAGTTACTTGCCAGATGTATATGTAGGTTCTCCAAATCGTGTTGAAAGATACGGGCAATATAACACTATGGACAACGATAGTGAAGTAAATGCCGCATTAGATATCTTAGCAGAATTTACAACACAAAAAAATACTTCAAATAGAAGTCCATTTATTATGGATTTCAAATCAGACGCAACTAACACAGAAGTACAAACACTTAAACTATACTTACAACAGTGGTGTAAAGTACAAAACTTTGAAACAAAAATGTTCCGTATTTTGCGTAATACTTTTAAGTATGGCGATGCATTTTTTATTAGAGATCCAGAAACTAAAAAATGGCACTACATTGATCCTGCAAACGTTACAAAGATTATTGTTAACGAATCAGAAGGTAAAAAACCTGAGCAGTATGTTATTAAAAATGTAAACTTAAACTTTGTTTCCAATGTAGCAACTACACCATTACAAACAAATGGTAATGTTACAGGTGGTGGTGACGGTTATATGACTGGCGGTTCACGTGGAATGACAGGTGCACCTAACCAAGCATTACAAGGTGGGCGTTTTGCAAAAGGCGAATCAGAGTTTGCAGTTGATGCAGAACATATTGTACACCTAAGTTTATCAGAAGGATTAGATAACAACTTTCCATTTGGTAACAGTTTATTAGAAAGTATATTTAAAGTATACAAACAAAAAGAATTATTAGAAGATGCTATTATTATTTACAGAGTGCAAAGAGCACCAGAACGTAGAGTATTCTACGTTGACGTAGGTAATATGCCATCACACTTGGCAATGCAATTTGTTGAACGTGTAAAAACAGACATACACCAAAGACGTATTCCAAGTAGCACAGGTGGAGGAAATAATGTTATTGACTCTAGCTATAACCCATTAAGTATCAACGAAGATTACTTCTTTCCGCAAACAGCAGAAGGACGTGGATCTAAAGTTGAAACATTACCAGGTGGAACTAACCTAGGAGAGATTGATGATCTTAGATATTTTACTAATAAGTTGGTACGCGGTTTGCGTATTCCTAGTTCTTATCTTCCTACAGGGCCTGACGATGGCTCTAGTGCATTCCAAGATGGGCGAGTGGGTACTGCATACATTCAAGAGTTACGCTTCAACACCTATTGCGAAAGACTACAAGGACTTTTAACAGAACAATTTAACCAAGACTTTAAACGCTACCTATTAGAAAAAGGTATTAACATTGACACAGCAATGTTTGATCTAAGAATGCAACCACCACAAAACTTTGCAAGTTACAGACAGTCAGAACTTGACAATGCAAGAGTTGGAACGTTTACACAGATGGCGGCTATACCTTATGTTTCAAATAGATTTGCACTTAAACGTTTCTTAGGACTAAGTGCAGAAGAAGTTGCAGATAACGAAAAGTTATGGCGTCAAGAAAATGATGAAAATATTACACCAGTACCAACAGACGCCGCAGGCGAAATGCGTGGCGCTGGAGTTAGTGCCGCAGGTATGGAAGCAGACCTAGGCGGAATGGAAGATGAAACGGTTGATCCAGATGCACCGGCACCAGAAGATGGCGGCGATGGAACACCACCAGAAACCGTAACAGGCGGAGAAGCTCCTGTTCCAGGCGGAGAGGTATAAATACTAGCATGATACTACGTGAATTATTTTATTTTGACAAAGAAACATTAGAGCCAGTTGAGAATAACTCTTATGATCCCAAATCAGACGATTCAATTATGAAAAAAGACGATACACGTAAAACACGTTTAACCCTACGTCAGATAAACAAAATGAGATTAGCATCTGATTTACACAAAGAGGAGCAGGACAAGGAATTACATTTCGTAAGACAAATGTACGGACTTGCCGCTAACGCAGAACAGGCTGTTTAGTCATGTCAATAGCATTTGTTATTGGAAATGGTACCTCAAGAAAACCTATACAACTAGAACCACTTAAAGCACACGGAACTCTATATGCATGTAATGCAGTTTATAGAACAGGATTAAATCCTGATTATCTTGTTGCTGTAGATACTAAGATGGTTACAGAAATTAACAATTCAAAATATCAATTAGAACACGAAGTGTGGACTAACCCAAACAAATTATTTGAAAAATTTCATAAGTTTAATTACTTTGACGATCCTAAAGGGTGGTCAAGTGGGCCTACAGCATTATGGTTAGCAACTTATGGTAAAGCACACGATCACAACGAAATATACATACTAGGCTTTGACTATGAAGGACTAGAAGGCAAAATTAATAATTTGTTTGCAGATACACAAAATTATAAAAGAAGTACAGATAGTGCTACATACCACGGAAATTGGAGTCGACAGACTGGTATCATAATTCAAAAAAATATACAAAAAAGATATATAAGAGTAGTAGAGAACAAAGATGATTATTGCCCTGATAATTTAAGACCATTGGGCAACTTATCACACATCACAGTAAGTGAATTCATTGAAAAATTCGTGAATTTACAATCTTAATGTAAAATCGGCTCGTTTTGCCCGGTTTAACCACCCTTTTAATTAAAAACCATAAATACAATTGACAGCTTATCGTATCTAAACAACAGGAGGAGAGAAAAATGGCTAATCAAAACAAATTTGAAGCAATGCTTGAAAAGCTAATTGCTGAAGACAAAGCGGGAGCAGAAGAACTGTTTCACGAAATTGTGGTTGAAAAATCACGTGATATTTACGAAAATCTTTTAAAAGATGATGTAGAAGAAGTTGAAGTAGAAGAAGCAACTGACGAAGAAGTTGATGAATCTTCAGATGATGAAGAGACTAATGAAGCAACTGACGAAGAAGTTGATGAATCTTCAGACGACGAAGAAACTAACGAAGCAACTGACGAAGAAGTTGATGAATCTTCAGATGAAGAAGTTGACGAAAACTTTGTAGACGAAATTACACCAGAAGCAGAAGATGACATGGGTGGCGATGCCGCTGATGACATGATGGCAGATATTGCCGCAGACAGCGAAGAAGGTGATGAATCAGATAGCGACGAAGAAGAAATTGAAGACAGAGTTACTGATTTAGAAGACACATTCGATGACCTAAAAGCTGAATTTGATGCTATGATGGCTGATAAAGACGGTGACGAAGATGAAGGCGATGCAGAACCAGAAATGGATATGGACGCTGGAGACGACGAAGGTGATGACGAAGAGGCAGAAGAAGCATTTGCTCCTGAAGCCGATCTTGAAGTAGCACCAGCATTTGAAGGCAAAAAA